AAGGAAAGAGAGAACCCAGTTGTGGGTGTGCTAGACGGACTCACAGTTATACAACACAGACTTGGTATCTTTGAAGGGTTAATCGAATGCGAGAGGGATGGGTATGTACAAGCGAGTGTAAATGGTCTTACTAATACTTTGCGTTTTAAACACAACAAACCTCTGGTCAACTTACCTAGTATTGATAAGCCTTGGGGTAAGGAGATACGTGGTTGCTTGATTGCACCAGAAGGTTACAAGTTATGTGGTGCTGATATGACATCTCTTGAGGACACAACTAAACGACATTACATGGAACCCTATGATCCTGAATACGTAGCAGAAATGTCTCGTGAGGGTTTTGATCCACACTTAGACTTAGCTAAACATGCAGGTGCTATTACGCAAGAGGATATAGATAAACACAATGCAGGTGATATCTCTTTAAAAGATTTACGTAAGAACTATAAGGTGGTGAACTACTCTGCAACCTATGGTGTAGGTGCAGCTAAGTTATCTAGAGAAACAGGCATGACAGAAATAGAAGCAAGAAAACTTTTAAATGCATACTGGGCAAGAAACTGGTCAGTGGCTAAGTTTTCTACTGACAACCTAAAAAGAATAAGAAAGATTGCAGGACAGATGTGGATAAAGAATCCTGTAAGTAACTTCTGGCATACACTTCGTTATGAGAAGGATGTATTCTCTACACTCAATCAGTCTACTGGTGCTTACTGCTTCGATAAATGGTTAGCTATCTATCGTAAGTCCAGACCTAATATATGTGGACAGTTCCACGATGAATCAATCAACCTCGTGAAAGAGGGTGAAGAAGAACGACACAAGTTTATACTTGTATCTGCTATTAATAAACTAAATGAGGAGTTAAAATTAAATGTTGAACTAGGAATAGATGTACAGTTCGGAAATAAATATTCTGAAATACATTAAAAAAGTCTTGCATGTGCTTTTTGATACATGCTACAATTCAATTCTAAACACTAAAGGAGTTAGCAAATGGCTAAAATTACTGTTACTGGAATCGCTCAATGGGCAAAAGTATTTGAAGAAAACCGTGACCTAGAAGGTTATCAAGGTCAGTGGAAAGATACTGATGGACGTTGTACTATTAATGTTATCTTGGATAAGGATAATTACGCCAAGGTAAAAAATGCAGGTTGCATGTCCAATGGTAAGGATGATCCACAAGGACGTGGTATGGACATAAAGTTCTCACGTAAGTTTGAGACACCAAATGATTGGGATGGTGGAGCACCATCAGTTTACAAATCAGATGGTAGTCTTTGGAACTTTGAAACCGATGGTGTCATTGGTAATGGTTCAGAGGTTCTTGTAGAATTAGACATCTACAAAAACAAAAACTATGGCACTACTACTACTCGACTTGAGCGAGTAAAGGTACTCAAACATTTGGAGTATGATGCTTCTGCTGATAAGGAAGATCCCTTCACACAGAATGTTTCTTCTACTACAGAGGCAACTTCTTCTGAAGAAATTCCATTCTAAGGAGTGAGCAATGCCTAACATTGAAACACTCGTTGAAGATATCTATGGTGTCATCGAAGGAAAGGGTGGGTGGGATAAGACAATCACAGATTATCTAGCAAAGAATATTTCTCAAATAGCTGAATCAAGATTCAAGGAACCTCAGAAACCCAGAGGGTATTTAAGTTTATCCTCTGTGGGTTCACCCTGTAAAAGAAAGACTTGGTATAGAATAAATAAAACAGAGGAAGCTGCACCGCTAAAACCTCAACTACTTGGTCTTTTCTTTTACGGGGATCTTTTAGAAGCCCTAGTTCTTTCACTCGCTAAAGCTGCAGGACATGATGTCCAAGGTGAACAGGACAGACTATCAGTTAATGGTATCAGGGGTCACAGAGATGCGGTCATTGATGGTATAACTGTTGATGTAAAGTCTACATCACGTTATGGAATGAAGAAGTTCAAAACAAATTCATTACGTGATGATGATCCGTATGGTTATATAAGTCAGCTTAGTTCATATGTTTATGCAGGTAAGAATGATCCACTAGTTACTGATAAAAATCGTGGTGCTTTTCTTGTCGTACAAAAGGACAGTTTTGAATTACACTTAGATATGTACGACTTTGATAAAGAACTTACTACTAAAGAAAAAGAAATAAACGAAGTAAAAGATCTAGTCGTGGGTAAAATACCAGACCAGAGATTAGAAGTTGTACCTCAGTCAGAAGGATCTAAGAATACTAAACTATCCTATGCATGTAGTTCATGCGAATATCGTAAGATATGTTGGCCTGAAGCTCGTGTATTTAAATACTCATACGGTAAAGAGTATCTAATTGACGTAGTTAAAAAGCCCAGAGTAGAGGAGCTTATAGATTGAGTAAACGTGCCAAACAGAAAGGGAGATTAGGCCAACAGGAGATAAGAGATGCTTTACTTGAGTCGTTTCCTGAACTAGAACCAGATGATGTAAAGTCTACAGTTATGGGTGAAACTGGTGCAGATATCCAGTTATCCCCTGCTGCTAGAAAATACATACCTATTTCTATAGAAGTAAAAAGAAGAAAGTCTGCACTCAAGACCGTGTATGATTGGATAAAGCAATGTACTAACCATGACAAAGGTGACCCTGTAGTTTTTTACAGATCAGATAGACATCAATGGTTAGTAATATCAGAACTACCACACTACCTTAAACTGATAAGGAGTTTAAAAGAAGATGGCAAACAGTGACGTAGTACAAATGAAACAGGTTAAAATCTGGGATGTCCTATCAGGCCCATACCCATGTGATCTACCTGATGAACAAGACGTACACTACAATGTATGCAAAGTTGAAATAGAAGGAAAGGTAATACAAATGGAATACTTTTTTGATAGCTTTAATGATGCGTATGAAATGGTAAAATATTTTCAGTCTAACATCGAACCTCTTGAGTTAGAGATTGATGATCGTGATTGACTTTGAGTTTTACTTGAGTATAACTAAGGACTTTAGTTGTGGAATATGAAGTAATAATAAAATTAAAAATAGATCCAGATTCTTATATCTTTGAACTAGGAAAAGATAATACATCAGGTGATGTAAAAGAACTCATGGAGAATGTTTTGTATGACATAGAAGATGTAGAAATAGTTGAGTGTGAGGTAATAAGACAATGATAACGAAAGAAGATATAGAACATTTTAAATACTGGAACGAACCGAATATGGAAATGACTTGGTATCAAGCTCGTGCTGCTGAAACAGCAGTATATAAAGATGCACATCAGGTAATTTATCCTGCACTTGGCCTGGCTGCAGAAGCAGGTGAAGTAGCTAATAAAGTTAAAAAGATATTACGTGACGGAAACTTTGACAGGGATGCTATTGCAGATGAGGTTGGAGATTGTCTATGGTACATAGCTGCACTATGTCGTGATCTAAATGTAGAGATGGCTGATATAGCACAGAAGAATTTAGACAAACTACAAGACAGAAAGAAACGTGGTAAGATACAAGGAAGTGGGGATAAAAGATGAGTGAGATATTTACAGCAATGTTTATACTTGCATCAATAATTGCAGGTGCAATTTGGGTAGTCACGAGGAGATATGATAAATGAATAACCTACTTCCAACAGACTATCAGTCTTTTATACACACCTCACGTTATGCACGTTGGCTAGAAGATGAAGGCAGAAGAGAGTCATGGGCTGAGACAGTGGGTAGGTATGTATCTAATGTTGTCCATACAAATGTAGATGAAGAAACAACAAATAAAATAGAACAAGCCATACTTGCATTAGAAGTAATGCCAAGCATGAGAGCAATGATGACTGCTGGCCCTGCTGCTGACAGAGATAATACTTGCATGTATAATTGTTCTTACTTACCTGTCGATGATCCCAAGTCTTTCGATGAAGCTATGTTTATATTACTATGTGGTACTGGTGTAGGTTTTTCTGTAGAACGTCAGTTTATACAGCAACTACCAGAAGTTCCAGAACTGTATGATAGTGATACTATTATTGCAGTAAAAGATAGTAAGGAAGGTTGGGCAAAAGCATTACGACAAGTAATAGCATTACTATACAGTGGTGAGATACCTAAGTGGGATATATCGAAGGTCAGACCTGCAGGTTCTAGACTTAAAACATTTGGTGGTAGAGCTAGTGGCCCTGCCCCTTTGGTAGACTTGTTTAACTTTGTTATAAAGATTTTTAAAGACTCACAAGGACGTAAGCTATCATCAATAGAGTGCCACGATATAATGTGTAAGATTGGTGAAGTAGTTGTAGTGGGTGGTGTTAGACGTAGTGCTATGATCTCTTTATCTAACCTGAGTGATGATCGTATGCGACATGCTAAGTCAGGACAGTGGTGGGAGAACGAACCACAACGTGCATTGTCTAATAACTCTGTGTCTTATACAGAGAAACCAGATGCCATATCTTTTATGAGAGAATGGATGGCACTAGTAGAATCAGGGAGTGGTGAACGTGGTATATTCAATCGTGAAGCAAGTAAGAAACAAGCTGCAAAGTATGGAAGACGTGACCCTAACTACGAGTTTGGTACTAACCCCTGCTCGGAAATTATTTTACGCCCTTACCAATTTTGTAACCTCACTGAGGTTGTCAACAATTCTTGGAACTATTCAGTCTACCTTTACTAAGTTCCCATATCTGCGAAAAGTGTGGCAACGAAATACCGAAGAAGAACGACTGTTGGGTGTGTCGCTCACTGGAATAATGGATAATCCATTAATGACTACAAAGAATAAAGGATTGGAGAAGACTCTTGAACATTTACGAGAAATTGCTGTTAATACTAATCTTGAGTATGCTAATCGGCTTGGCATTCCACAAAGTACATCTATCACCTGTGTCAAGCCCAGTGGAACAGTTAGCCAACTTGTTGACAGTGCCTCTGGAATACATGCAAGACACAGTAGGTACTACATAAGAACAGTAAGAGGTGATAACAAAGATCCTCTTACACAGTTTATGATAGATCAGGGAATACCTAGTGAACCTTGTTTTATGAAAGGAGATACTACAACTGTATTTAGTTTTCCAATCAAATCACCAAGAGGTTCAGTAGTTACTGCAGATCAAACTGCTATTGAACAGTTAGAGATGTGGTTAATCTATCAACGTAATTGGTGTGAACACAAACCAAGTGTGACTATCAATGTTAAAAAGGATGAATGGTTTGAAGTCGGAGCGTTTGTGTATGAGCACTTCGATGAAATGTCAGGTGTATCTTTCTTACCATATAACGAGCATACGTACCAACAAGCACCATATCAAGAGGTTGACAAGCAGACTTATAATAGTTTACTATTAACCATGCCAAAGAGTATTGATTGGTCTAAACTCTCGGACTATGAGAAAGAAGATGGTACTAGTTCTAGTCAGCAGTTTGCTTGTACTGGTGACGTTTGTGAAATTGTAGATATAACTTAGGAGTATATAATGCTACAACCAATTAAAGGATCATACTACAGGAAGTTTCAACCTAAATCATATAAGGAGAATGACAGTAAGGCTAAAACAGTAATAACAAATTACCTAGAAGGTATTGGACATACTATCCTTGATACAGAAGAAGACTTTTCTTTTGACATAAAGAGTGAGAAAAATGGTGGTATGTATTACTCTGAAGTAGAGATGAAGAACCAATGGATAGGTGATTGGAATCCTAAATGGAAAGAGATACGTATACCGTATAGAAAGTATCGACTTATAAATAAATATAAAAAAGTAGAAGCTGACAATACATACTGTAACTTTTATGTAATACGTCAGGACTGCAAACAAGCATGGAGAATCAAAGACTACCAACTTACTGAAGAGTGTGCAAAGGAGATATGGTTAGCTAATGCTAGACGAAAAGAATACTTCTTTCATATTCCTTACACTGAAGCGGAGCTAGTTACACTATGAAGTACGACCCTGTTAATAAACCTGCCCACTATAATTTAGATGGTGGTATAGAGTGTATTGATTATATAAAGCAAGTATTAGGTGAAGATGGTTTCATAGCATACTGTCATGGTAATATGATAAAGTATCAACACCGACATAGATATAAGACTAACCCTGTAGAAGATATGGAGAAGGCACAATGGTATCTAAACAAAATGCTAGACGCAATGAAGGCAAAAAGAAAGTAAACCCCTTCAATGAAGGTCAGGTTGCTTTTAAAAAAGGTGAGTTGGGTAATCCCTACCCGACCAATACTAATAACAATAGAAGTTGGGAGTTTGGTTTTAATACAGCCTACTTTACCAACCTAAAAAAAGTAAAAGATTT